AGAATCAATAAATTGAATTGGAATATAGTTAGCTGAAGTAAACTTAGTAGATCTCAAAGCCGTTTGACCGTACAGATATTTCCATACATAACCATCTGCAGTGTCAAAGGGTCTCGTAAGAGTGCCGGTAGGTTTAACTGTAGACGTAACCGCATTGCCTTGTGTATCTCTACCCTGCTGTAAACAAATGTAAACAGCAAGTTCATCTGTCATAACGTAATATGCATTAGAAGGATATCCCTGAATATTATCATCATATCCAGAATAAATTGTACCAGCTGACCAGTTATAGCGAGGAACAACATATGAAACGTCTTCGCCCTTCTTCATAGCCTGCATATTCACTCTAAAATCACGTACGGCTTTATCAGTGTTCAAAGGAGTTGGAGCAATATCAGTTGCATTCCAATCCTGTGATCTGCCGATAGCAACATAGTATGTTTCGGCTGAATCCGTAACATCTGTAAATAGATCGTTTAGAATTTGTCTTTTAAATTTATTTGTAATAATTGCAACCATTTTAGATTCCTTAGCTCACTGTTCCGCCATAGTTACCGATTAACTGCCAATTAGTTCCATCCCAAATCATTGTACATCCTTCGTTATTGTCTAAAGCAACGCTTGTACCTGGACCAAAACTAGATGGCGTAATAGTAGCGGTACCTGCACCCTTATTTGTGACAACTTTATATTCGCCAGAAATAGTACCAGCCGCTATTGATACTGCGATCGCAGTACCTGAATTACAAATGATATAAGAAGATGTTTCAGATGCAGCTCCAGTGGCCGTAATTGTAGATGATTCGTATGCAGCTTTAGATATTGATACTGAACCAGTACCCTTACCAGAGACGATTAAATTAATATTTGTATCTGTACCTGCAGTATTAATAGAAGGTGAACTTCCAGTCGCGGCATTAATAACAGATATTTCATTAACGGCTGACGCAGTTGAAGTTAATCTAATAAGTTCAGCGCCGTTAGCATCGTTAATTGAACCTGTGATATTAGGTCCTGTGATATTAGGTGATGTTAAAGTTTTATTTGTAAGAGTAGCCGCATGGGTTTTAAAAACAAATTCATCATCTGCTGCCAATAAAGGCAAAGTAATATTTCTATTTGCAGCTAGCTCCGATACCGCAAACACATATTTATGATCTGCAGAAGTATCATTGATTTGTGGAGTTGTTAAAACTGGACTAGTTAGCGTCTTATTTAAAAGAGTTTGCGAAGCAGAGTCAATAACTATATTACCAGAAGTATTTGGCAAAAAGATATTATTATCCTGAGAAGCATCTCTGGCTTTTAAAAGTGTTTCGTTAGTGTCATCAGTTTCACCTTCAAAAGAAATACCGCTAGAGGTTACAGATATTTCTCCTGATAAAACGTCACTATCTCCACCAAGTTTTGTGTACAACTCGATGAAGTTTTCATTAATCTTTTGGCTAGCTTGTCTAAGCGTATCTCCGGTACCGTCATTAGCAAAGGTACCATTTGATATATTCTGACGAGTCATTCAATTATCCTCTTAATTACCATTATTTATATCTTTTATGTAGCGTTATAGAGCAGCAATTCTCGTCTTAAAGTCGGCAAAATCAAGACTTGAATCGACAACAAGTTTAAGGTCAGCGAGAGTAATATACTGATTGGTGGGAACACGCAGCTGTACATAGTCACTATCAATTAGAGAGGTTATGGGCAACTCAAATCCTGGAAGTGGAAAATCTACAACGTATCCTGGATCCCCAGCAAGTCTGGGATCGTCCTGGGCTGGCGTGTTACCATCTTGAAATATGCTTTGAATAGTAGCAATTGATGGCTTACTAATAACTGGAGCAATCCAAGTATTATGGAAAGCATAGCCTAATGGGTTATTTGTTTGAATGCCAGCTTGGGTACGCATATCATCTGTCCATTCGGGAGCGAGGCTTCCTCCATCCCAAAGACTTGTATATTCAAACATACAGAAGTTAAGCAGATACAAATATTCTTTTGCTGCTACTTCAAATGCATCAGCGTCAGTTTTAAAAGCATTGCCGCCATAACCAGATGGATCCCACTTGCCTGCATCATAGGCTTCTTCCATTGCTGCATATAAATCACTGGTGGCCCAATTAGAATCCAAATAAGAATATAGTGATATATCATCTGCAGGTAAACCATGCATATGTAGTGTATGGAATACGTGCTCAATAACTTCTTGAGCATCTTGATCACCATCACCATATCCACTACCGGTTGAATTCAAATACCAAACCATATCATTTTGAACAGTATCATCAAACAAGTTTGTTAGGTTCCAACTTGCAATACCTGAATCAGTTAAGAAGTTAGGCGTATAGTCTGACCCAGCGCCTCTTGCTACTCTTTGTATAGTTGGCTGGCTTGCATGATAGGTTCCTACATCACCGCTTAGCGTTTTAATTAGCGCTCTCTGGTTTGATTCATTAATACCTGCTCCGGCTGGATCTGTAAACAATTCAAACATCCGAGCCACTTTTTCCAACCATGGATCTGGGACTGCTGTCTGACCACCTACTGTGCCAGCACCCATTATTCTTACACCGTTGGTTGTAAGTTCACGCTTGAAGAAATCGCTTCCGTTACCAGTAACATCAATAATCCCACCATTGTTGTATTCACCATCCAAACCACCTAAGCCTTCGGTTTGATTTGCAAGGCCAACCCAGTTACCAGCATGAGCAAAATAACCGCGGCCTTCACCGTGAACATGAGCAAACATGCCATGGTAGGTCGATGCGCTTGGTAAAGATCCAGCTGAATCATAATTGTTCGAGTACAATATTTTATTTGTACCAAAATCTATATCTGAATCACCAGCTAGCTCATTGAGCGTTGTTGCAATAACTTGCGCGTTATCTAATGCTTGAGCAATAGATGTAACATCTGCTGAATCTAAATCGGCATTCTGAAGTGTGGTAAAGTTGGCATCAAGTTCTACATGAGTTAATGCCGTACCTTTTGTGTTTCTTAATGTAATAGCCATTTTTTACCTCTTATGGATTTGTTTCCACATAATTGTCTTCGACATATCCGATTGTCATATATCTTGGGTTTCCAGCATTAGAATCATAATACCATATCGCTTTATCCATTGTCTCGACCGCGTTACTCATTCTAACACCATGCTGATCGGATGCTGGACCGGAGTCTCCGTCTGAGTAGTAAGGAGCAAAGTCTTTTGCAGAATCGTCGAATGTTGGAGAGTTAACACGAAGCGTTTTATCAATTTTACCATACGATGCCATAAACACATCAACTGGCATATCTTCATATATTCCAACTTTAGCATCGAGACTAATACGTTCGATAACAGAATCAGAATCTCCATCATCTGGAAGAATACCTATAGCTTCTACTAAACCATTTGGTACGATAAATGAAGCTACACCTTCGACCAATAGTGGTGGGGGTGGCTCGTCAATATTATCTGGCATGACCAAAATATTTGAGTTAGTTGAAGGAAGTTCTAGAACAACCTCACCACCTAAGAAGAATCCAGCCGGATGAACAAACTTTTTATATAAATCTTTCCATGTTCCTAATGGTATAGAAGATTTAATTAGAACAGAAAAGATTTGATACAATGCACTGTTCTGAATAAATCTTAATGATTCTGTACCAATTTGTGATTCACCTACAATGAAAAGATTATTTTTAGGATATTCGATTTCTACGTCAATGCCGTAGAACGCTCTAAAAAATCCTTCAGCTGAATACTTTGTTCCTTTTACTCTATAAAAATTAGCAAAGTTTCGAAGTACTTCACGAGGTTCACCAAAATATGTAGAGTTAGCGCCATCAGCAATTGTTTTAAAAATGTAATCGATATATTCTAGATCTGTACTTTCTAAATCATAAACACTTGATAAATCTTTAATGCCATCAATTGTTTCGTCAGAATCTAAATAATCATAGTAGCCTTCTAAAAATGTAACAAGGTTAGGATATGCTTCAGAAAAATACTGAGGCAATACTTCTTTTACACTGTAATACCTAATATTAGGCTGTGTACGATTAAAATCAGCTACATGCGACATTTATTAATACCCACTACCACCAAGACTTGGAGCTCGTACAAATGTTCCTGCTGTTCCAGATGTTGAAGAAGAAACACCAGTACCGCCGCCGATTGTAATATCTGTTTGTTGCCTATCGACAGCGCTTGTCGCAAACGATGGACCTTCATCAAGATCAAGGATATAACTTCTCAATGGACGAACTGTAGACTGGTTAGCAGGAACTCCGCTGAGTTTTAGGAAGTTAACTCCTGCAGTAATAGTAGACGGAGCAAATGCTGTTAAAGTAACAATACCTGTCAATGCTTCATATGACCCAATGTTATCTACTTCAACTTCACCAATAGAATTAATAATCTGAAGTTTAGTATTATCAAGCGCATTTTTGACAGAGCAAACTTTATTATTAAAAATAAACGTAGAAGATGTAACAATAAAGTCTGTATCAGATGGCGCGGCTAACTCAACCGGGAAATAAATCTTATAAGAAGCAGATTGTGTTAAATCTGGAATAAACCTTTGCTGAAGCTTTACTGTAGCTCTAGAGTTCAAGATAGCATCAGACAAATCATCAATTCGACCTAATAACTCTGAACGTCTAAACACGCCGCCAAATTGTTTGAGTGTTTCTTCTACATACGCCTGCAATTCTGCAAACACATTAGATTCTGTAGATTTAATTGTTTGTCCTGTTAAGTTAGGATCAAAGTTAAATGTTAGAATAACTTCAAGATATGTACGTACTGGATCTTCAAACACTGTATCAATTGATAAGATAGACAAGTTGGTTGTCACTTCTTGTACAATTGAGTTTTTGACAGCGTCTTGTTGAGCGACCGTTGTACCATCTTCGAATACAAGTGAAACGTAAACTTTACCGAAATTTGCTGGAACGTTATCTTCTCCACCCCATGCAATAGCGTCAGTTACTGTAGCATAGTTACGTTGAATAACGGCTCTATAATCTTCAGCAGTAACAAGTCTTTGTTGTGCAGCAAACGCAATAGGAGCATTTTGTCTAACAGATTCGATTGATTGACGTGCACCGCCGACGCCAGAATTTGCAATTGTCGTAACGTTTAACGCGTAATTTGATCCAGCAACCGATACCGTATTAGTTGGAGAAAAGAGTGATGCGTTATTTGCTGCAGCACCTACACAAGAAAGATAAACTACTTCGATCTTGTTACCAGCCTCCGGAGATTTACCAAATGAAATACCATCACCAAAGTTTAGTTCGTAAAAACCATTTGGCGCTTCTGAGATTTGATAATAGCGTGATAGCGAATTTACTGAAACAGCATTTGTAATAGGAGTATATGTTACGAAGTTAGAACTTGATGGCGTATCATACACATAAACTGCAGCCGTCGTAGTATCAATGGCTTCATCTTGAATAACATAAAGTTGTCTTTCGCCAACTTCACCAACATAAAACGTTTTTGTTTTCTCACTACCTTCAAAGATTTGAATTGTAGATTCACCATTAGCATTTAAAAATTGATAAAACCCATCGCCATCATCAGTCGCAGTATAATCTTCTATGGTACGAAACGTATATGTCGTATCACCAGCATCAGCCGTAAATGTTGTACCAGCGCCAATAACTACAGAACCAGGGCGGCCCGCGACGCCCGACAGGTTCAAACTTAGATTTACTTCGGCACGAGAGGATGTACGTGAACGAGGAACATAACCAAGTGTTGCAGCATGAGAAACCACAGAACTTCTTAGCTGTGCTGTTGACAAGAATGCTTCATTCAATGCAAAGTTAGCAGTCAAAGCATTATAATGTGTATTATATGCAAGTACATCTAAAATATTTGAAAGACCAGAAGCTTCGAAGTTATAGTCTTCAAACTCAGGTTGCTGAGCAAAATAAGTTTTAAGTGAGTTTTTGATATTATCAAAATCTAATTTAGTATTTTGTACAGTAGTTGCCATATTATCTCAGCCTTGATAAGGATGTTTCGACCGTAACAATTTCGCCGACATTTACAATACCAAAACGAACGGTTACATCTATTGAATTATTATCTATGTTATCACTTACAGTTACTTTATCAAGCACGGCTCTTGGCTCATAGTTTTGAATAGAAGCAATGATTGCCTGTTCAATTTCATATGAAGTTCCGTCATCCATAAGTTCGAATAACGCATTACCCAAACCTCCACCAAATGATGGAAAGAAAGGGCGCTCTCTAAAACCTGTGGTTAAGATATTCTTAACTGCCTGTTTTACGGCTGCAGCATCTGTCTTTTTAAATATATCGCCATCAGAACGTGGTTCAAATGACAAATCAATATCTACATAATTTTTACTACGAGACGTGACGACACTACCTGATGTTAGGTTGCCATCTTCGACTGCAAAGTTACGTGTGGTTGCCATAAATGTATTCCAGATAATTTGTATTATTTATAATTTTATTCAAGCAATTCTGCTAGTTCACCTGAAGTTTGTAGATTTCCATTGTATCTTGTTTCAAGTTCTTTTTTAAATCTTGCTTCGTAGTTTGAATTTACTACCGGCATTTGTAAAATTACATGACATTCTAAACTTTTATCTGGGTTAAACGTGTCATAATCTAATATAATCTTATCGAATAGGATACTATCTTTCCAATACACAGCAAGATCAAACATAGCAATATGATCCGGGTTACCATTACCGTCAATAAGCTGATACACCACGACTTGACCTTTTGTTGCCAAATCATTTAAACTTCCTGACGTAAGCTTTTCGCTAGGACCTTTTTTATATAATCCTTCTACAACAATGAGTCGATTATTAGCAAATTTACCAGTATCTGTATTGACCGTATTCATCGCCATGGCCTGAAGATATAACTGACGTGCAATCTGTAGCTTATCAGCATCAGATGTAATATGATTTAGATTTGTTTTTTCACCTGCACCACCAAGGAACTTGCCGATGCTTACACCCTTTGCTAGTTTAGTACCCGAATAGATCCGTACCGCATTATTAGGATTAAACACCGGGTCAGGTACAATCTTACGAATTCCTGGATTTGGTGTATAGTATGAGTGATAAAAATTAAAGTCGCTCATCGTGGACCCGCTCCTTTATCCACTGGACCAACCGGTCCTACAATAGTATTGTTCTCGCTGACAGTTGGTTTAGAACTTGCAGTACGACCGATCTTCTTAGGATTTGGTGAACTGTATTCTGGATTTAGTTTGCCTTCAGCAATTTGTATCGATGTAAAGTCGGTATTGTTTAACGTAGCATTGTCACGCATTTTAGATCTAACTTCGCTTGTAGTTAGATTTCTATCAGTTACGCCACCAGTCAAATCAGTTTTATTAATAAGTTTCTTTAACTCACCTTCAGGATCTACTAATACATCCTGAATACCATAGGCTGATTTTTGATATGTATTTGCTACATCAAGATTTGGAATAGCAGTCGCCTTAATATCATCAGCGAGAACATCGGTGTTAATTGCATTATTTGTAATTGGAGCTCCTGGCGCACCTACATTACCTGCAGATCCTGCGTCTGTGTCCGGATCAGAATACAGTTGGTGCCTGGACTGTCGCGTTTCTTCTGCAACACCATCAAGATCACCATGAAACGTAGGTGCAGTCATACTATTACTTGCTACAATATCACCGTCAACTTCAATACGCACAGCACGAATCGTATCTACGTTAATTGTACCAGATCCGCCGTCACCATCGCCTAACCATAAAGTATTCCCTAAATGATGGTTATATGAATATAGTACAATATTTTCACCACCAAACGTACCAACATCGCCAAAGACCGATAGGTTCGTAGCATGAATGTTTGTATCAGGTGACGTCATGTTCTGACGTGTCTCTGACGTAATACGTTGAGATCCAGACGCAAAGATACCCATGTCACCTTCATTAGCAATCTCAAACTTACCTTTTACTGCAGCAGTATAGCCACCAAGAATCGTATCGATCTTTGTCTCTGCAACAGTATTTGATTGGTGTCCTTTTACAGTAGTGCCTTCGTTTAAACCAATGTTTGTTCTTTTTGCACCATCGATTTCTGAAACAAGATCACCATTAATAATTTGTGTTTTATTACCACCTACAGATAGGTTATAGTCTCCGGCTACATCAACGTTAAGATCACCCTGGTATGTCATATGAGCATTACCTTCGACCACTACATGCTTATCATTTGCACAACTAATAAGAACATCATCGATACTGCTTATATAAACCGTACCATCAGGCTTAATCTCTACACCAGATCCTGACTTATGCCGAATCATAATACGTTCATTTGTAAGCGTATCATCTAATTCGATTACATGACCGCCCGGAGTTTCCCATACCTGATTCTTAGGATATACTGAATATCCTTGGGCTGCTGCAGCTGCTTCAGGAATTTCAGAAGAAAGATCATAGTTTCTTTCAGTTCCTAAAGTAGGTATACCACCGTTTGTGGATAATTCATTACGAATTAAACCACGTGCAGCCTGGTTTAGTGAAGACTGATAATAGTATGCAGTCTTCGGATACAATCCACCTGGGTCTTGATATCCTACAGGATAAACGCCTTCGCTATATACTGAGTTACCATATATAAGCTGGCGCTGTTCTATTTCATCGTTTTCTGTTGTCATGATACCACATTATTTGCTCTAGCTTGTGCGATTTGCGCAGGTGAAAGGGGTTGGGATGTTCCGATTGTCACGTTACTCTTATTAAAAGTATTACGAATGTATTTAGATACGTCAAATCCTGGATCGATTTTATTATTTGGATCAGTATCATTATGTCCGAATACCTGACCGCCAGGAAATACTTTATAAAACGTATTTAAAAATTCATTCATAGTCTTTGTTTGAGCTTCTGTAAACGATTCCGAACCTGCCGGTGGATTTCGTAGACCAACTGCAGATGGAACAGTGTACCCACCAACAAGGCAAACACCGATACTTAAGTTATTATGACCATTGGCTTTAGCATGTGCACCAGTAATATTAATCGGCCGGCCACGTTCTATTGTTCCATCACGACGAATGACATAATGATAGCCAATCCCACTGAATCCACGTTGTCTATGCCATCCATGTATTTCTTCAGAACCAATATCTTGATCCAAATATGTTGCAGACCAATGGATAACAGTTTCACTAATATCTCTTGTAGCTGATCGCATATCCGCTTCAAGTTCTTGTACACCGCCTAGTCTTGTAAAATTGTAATTAATAGGGCTCGATGCGTTTGAGCGATTTGTGATTGTCGTAGTTGCAACACCTTCCCATCCATTCGCATTTGAACCGATATCAAAGACTGGCAGCGTCGTTGATCCTGTATATGTAATTCGTGTTGATATTTTTGTATCAATGTTCAACAATCTTTCTTCGATAACCGAATATGGTTCATTTGAATTTTGCGATACAAGTAGAATTGCTTCTGCATACTGCCCATTTGATAACAAACGAATGGCGTTGTTTAGCTCAGCGCCTAATAACTTACCTCCGGTAAGATCGTTAATAATCAATGCTACCGGACTATCAACAACGTCAACAATTGCTTGTAGTACTTTATCAATTGCAGTACCAAGATTTAGATCTACTTTTTTGTTGAACTCAGCAATAATAGGATTTAGTACTTCTGATAAGACTCTTCCAAACGCTGCCTGTACAAATTGTTTTGAGCCTGCAGATTGTAAGGTTTCTACTGTACTTAAGAGTTGCGATACGTTTTTGCCAGTTGCTTTTGATAAGAGTACCGCCATGGCATTCGACGAACTACCACCATAATAACTCTTTAAAAATGCAGAACCTGGATTAGTACCTGTTAATACAGCAAGTGTTCCAAGGGCTGTTAATACATCAGTAAACTCTGCATGGCCGCCACCAAGGTTAGTAAAGGCGTCTTCAATGTTTTCAATTAGAGTATCAAGGAAGCCTTCAACTTCTGATGTTAAAGCTACTGTAGCAAGGCCAAAGAGATTATCACCTAACTGACCGCTATAGTCTTCTAATTGGCTTATTGCCTCAAATCCGTTAACTTTTTGCCCTACTGTTTTGCCTACAGTTGACGTTAACTTTGCATTATATTCACCCAAAACTGTAGGAGCAGCACTGGCAAAATCGGCTGTACTTAACCTTTGATTATAACTTGATAGCGCAGAGTTAACCCTATTAAAACTAACCATTTGCATATTCCTCATATACAGCCAATCCGCTGTTGATCCTACGAGATCTTGCAGCGCCAGAACTTCTTTCGTATTGCGCATCAAATATGGTTGCTGCAGTTTGTACCGTGTTTGCTTGTTTTAAAGCATCACCAGCTTTTTTATTTAAACTGCCTGAATGACTATCAGCGTTATTTAATTCCCATACGATAAACTGCAATTGATCTTCAAACGTACTAGATTGCCATGGTTTACCATAAACCTGTTCAAATATATTTCTACGGCCAGGATGCCATTGTGCAATACC